CGGCGGTCGATGGGGACTCGGGCTGGTGGTCGCAGGATCACGGTGAATGATCCTGCTGCGTTTCCGTCGCGGACGCCGGTGATCTTCCAGCCGTCGTCGGGGTTCGCGAATCCGGGTTTCACGTGGCTCGGGTCTGACAGTGCCAGCTGGTTTCAGAATCCGCAGATGGGCGCGGGTTTGCCGGCGGTGTCGCGGGCGTTGGGTTTGATCGCGGACAGCATCGCGTCGATGCCGTGGGCGGTGTATCGGGGGCGTGAGCGGCTGGAGGAGCCGCCATGGTTGCGGGATCCGCAGAACGCGCAGCAGGACCGCCGCCTGATGTCGTCGTTGATGGCGGATCCGATGCCGGTGGTGGCGTTCCGGTCGCAGATGCTGGCCAGCCTGGTGATGCATGGGGAGGCGTTCGTGTATGCGCCGCGTCGGGATGATGGGGGGTATCCGTTGCCGCCGGTGTTCCTGTTGAACCCGTTGGATGTGTCGACGGTGTCGGAGGATGGGCGGCCGTCGGGCCGGTTCAAGGTGGGGCAGACGGAGCTGCGCCCGGATTGGCTGTTGCACGTGTTGGGGCGGGCGCCGTACACGGTGGAGGGGCGGGGGCAGGGTGTGTTGTCCCGCCATTTGGACACGATCAGCATGGCGGCGGCGGTCCGTGCGGCGGTGACGTCGGCGTACGGGTCGGGGGTGCCGAACGGGTATTTGAAGGTGAATCAGCCGGGGTTGACGCAGGATCAGGCGACCGCGTTGAAGGGTGGGTGGATGGCGGCGCATGGTGGGGCGCGGGGGATCGCGGTGTTGAACGCAACAACCGAGTTCCACCCGATTTCCTGGTCGCTCAGTGATCTGTCGGCTGTGGAGATGGGGGCGTTCACCGACCGGGACATCGCCCACGCGTTCGGCATGTCGGCGCACTACCTGGACGTGGTTGGGGACAGCGCGACGTACGCGAATGTGCAGGATCGGGCGATCGACTTCCGCACGTTTACGCTGCTGCCGTGGGCGCGCCTGGTGGAGTCGGCGATGGAGACGTGGCTTCCGGTGGGGCAGTCGGTGAAGGTCCGGCTGGAGGGGTTGGAGCGGGCGAACATCACGACCCGGGATGACTCGTATGTGAAGCGGTTGGGTGCGGGGATCATGACGGTCGATGAGGTTCGGGAGACCGAGGACATGGAACCACTGCCGGAGTCGGCGCAGCCTGCGCCGCTGCCGGTGTTGACGCCGGAGGAGGCGCCCGACAATGAGTGAGACGACGACGTTCCACGCGGAGCTGCGGCTTGACGCGTCCGATGGGCGGGTGTTGGAGGGGTTGGCGGTGCCGTATGGGACGGTGTCGATGCGGGGCCCGTATCCGGGTGGGGAGCGGTTCGCCCGCGGTTCGTTCAAGCGGTCGGTGAAGAATCAGGCTGGCCGGCTGCCGAAGCTGTTCCGCAATCATGATCATGGGCAGGCGATCGGGACTGCGGTGGACATGCGGGACACCGACGAGGGTTTGGTGGCGTCGTGGCGGATCGCGGACACCCCCGCGGGGAACGCGGTCTTGCAGGAGGTTCGCGAGGGCGTGTTGGACGCGTTGTCGGTGGGGTTCCAGTCGGTGCGGGAGGAGGCCGTTGACGGGGTGCGGGAGATTCGGGAGGCCCGCCTGTTGGAGGTTTCGTTGACGCCGCTGCCCGCCTATGAGGGGGCGCTGGTGATGTCGTTGCGGTCGGCTGGTGCGCCGATCGTCGCGCCGCGGCCTGATATTGACCCGGATCTGCAACTGAGGATCGGGCAGCTCGTCTGGTAGTTTCGGACACGCACAGCCACCCGTCAGGATGGCCCGCCCCACACCCGCAAGTTTTGCGGCCCGTGCGGCACCCAGGTTCCTGAGGCCCGGCGATACGGAAGAACCATTCCAATCGTGAGCCTCGGGAGGGGTCATGGAATACATCAAGAAGCAGGTGGCGGAGCGGGATTCGCTGGCCACGCAGATCGTGTCGATGGCTGAGGCGGCCGCCCAGGAGGACCGCAGCCTCACCGATTCGGAGAACGGTTCCATCGACCGGATGAAGGCTGAGGTGGACCGCCTCGACGCGGAGCTTCGGCGTTGGTCGGATGTGCAGAAGGCGGTCACGAACTTCACCCCGATCGGGGATGCGGTCGCCGAGAAGGCGGCGAAGGCGAAGGATCCGGAGCCGGAGCTGCGGTCGATGGGTGACGCGTTCACCGCGTCGGAGGTGTACAACAACTACCCGGGTCGGGGCACGTCGTCGCGGATGACGTTCGAAACCCGCGCCCTGCCGTCGACGCTGACGACGATGGCCGCCGGTCTGCCGCCGAAGATGCGGTTCGACCTGTCCGCCGCCCCGTACCCCACCCCGCTGCTGGATCTGATCGACACCGTGCCGGTGTCCGGGAATGGCGTTGAGACGATCGTGTGGGCCCTCACGGGTGCTGCTGCGGTTGTTGGTGAGGGTTTGGCGAAGCCGTCCGCTGAACTCGCGCCGACGGTTGCCAGCTTCACTCTCGACACGATCGCCGTGTGGACGCAGGCGACCCGCCAGCTGCTGGAGGATGCGCCGGCGATTGCGGCGAAGATCAACACTGAGCTGGCCCGCGCGGTGTCGAAGAAGATGGAAACCGAGGCCGCCGCCGCGTTGGTTGCTGCGACGATCCCGACCGCCACCGACACCGTGTCGCTGACCAACGCGATCCGTAAGGGTGTCGGCATCGTGCAGGCCGCCGGCTACGACCCGAACGCGGTCCTGCTGAACCCGGCCGACTGGGCCCGCCTCGATATCGACGTGTTCGGGTCGACCCTGCTGGGGCCGACGATGACCCGCACGTTCTGGGGTTTGCAGCCGGTCGCCGCCAACAGCCAGCCCGCCGGCACCGCCACGGTCGGCGACTTCTCCGCCGGGGTGCAGCGGTACGCCCGCAACGGGATCTCGCTGTATGTGACGGATTCCGATCAGGACGACTTCATCAAGAACCTGTTCAAGATCCTGGCGGAGGCCCGCGCGAAGACGGTCGTGACCCGCCCGGCGGCCCTCGTTGAGGTGTCGTCGGCTGGTGCGTTCGCCGCCGCCGCGCAGAACCCGGCCGCGTCGCGGAGCAGCAAGTCTGCGGAGGAGTCGAAGAAGTAGCCCGGACGGTGCCCCACCTCCAGCCCCCCTTTGGGGGTGGGGCACCCCGGAACCGCGGAGGAGGTGGACGGGATGACGGTGGCCGGTGAACCCACCTTGGCTGAGGTCAAGGAATGGTTGAAGGTCGGTGACACGTTCGACGACGTCACACTGTCCGCGGGCCTGCAGGCGGCGTTGGTGCATCAGGCGACGTTGCTGCGGTTCCCCACCCAGCTGGTGGTGTGCCCCCCCGACACCGTGCCCACCGCGCAGGCGTACTACACCGACGATCTGCGGTTGGCCGTGTACCTGCGGACCGCCCGCTGGTTGGCGCGGCGTAACAGCCCGGAAGGTTTGTTGGGGTTCGCCGACTTCGGGCCCGCCCAAGTCCCCGTCTCGGACGCCGATATCCGGGACCTGGAATCCCCGTACCTGATCGTCGCCTTCGCATGAGCGTCAACGGTCGCGACATCGCCGAAGCACTGGCCGCCGCCCTGTCGGTGGCGGGGGTGCGCACCTACGCGTACAACCCGGACACGTTCGTGCCGCCGGGGATCGTCGTCGGGCAGCCGACGATGGATTGGGAGTCTGATCGCACGTTCTGCACCCTCACCTGGGTGTTCCCGATCACAGTCGCAGTCAGCAGGAACACGGACCGGGAGGCGCAGTCGGCGCTGTTCGACACCGTCGCACAGATCGCCGACGTGCTGGCCGACGACCACGACCTGGGGGGTTTGGTGCAGACATCCCGCCTGTTGGCAGCCGCCCCGACGACGGTCACCGCCAACGGCCAGGAGTTCCCCGCCTATCTGCTCACCGTCAACATCCTCGCCTAAGGAAACAGGAGACCCACCATGGCGACACTGCTGAAGACCCTCACCCTGGAGCTGAACACCACCCAGCTGGAATGCCAGCTGTCGAAGGCGGAACTGGTCGACGATCCGACGACGGAGGATGTGGAAACGTTCTGCGGCACGGAAACGTTCGCCACCCCCAACTACAAGCTGAACTTGGGCGGTTTCCAGGACTGGGGGACGGTGACTGGGGTGTGTGAAATCGTTCACGACTCGTACACCGCCGACCCGGTCACCCCGATCAACTTTGTTCTGCAGGTGGGGACGGCGACGCGGACGGGGACGGCGAAGCCAACCCAGGATGTGCCGTTCGGCGGGGACGCCGGGTCGGCGCTCAAGTTTGAGTTGACCCTGAATGTGGTGGGGCAGCCGACTGAGGGGACGGCCCCGTGATGTGCGGGTGTG